CTTGAGAAACTTGTTAACGGTATTATTAGCGTTGTTCTTCTCGCTTTACTCGTGGGCTGACCCAGAGGTAATTGAGCATCAGATTTCAGATGACGGATGGGTTGAAGTACCTCTTGACTTTACCTTTCCTTTTTATGGAAATAGTTATGTTACTAGCTTTATGTTTAGTAATGGGGTTGTGGGGTTTCTTGACCCTCTTGATGTTGCTGGGAGTGGTATTGTATATGATGGGTTGTGTTGTGATGGACAGAATTTAAGTTCGTTTACAGGTGTAAGATTTAATTACACCATAATGCCTTGGAATACAGATTTAATAGATACAGGTGTTGGTAGATTTTATACACAAGGTGATTCCACATTCCAAAAATATATGTGGGAAGATTTGTCAGAATACTACCTACCCAATACAAGAAATACATTTGACCTAACAATATACCCAATGGGTAACATAGCTGTAAACTATGAAGAGGTACAAATAAATAACCACGCTATTACAGTAGGTGTTGTTGGAGATTTAAGTGCTGGTGAGTATGAGCAGTGGTTCTATAACCACCCAACTAGTGGAGCAGTATTCTGGAACAGTCAAGAAGATGACCCAGTAGAGATAGCAGGAGGAGATAGTATATGCAGTGTGATTCCAGACAGCCATATAAGTTGTCTATACTATCCTCAAGTTTATGCTGATAATGTGTACAATCAACAGTGTGACCTTGACCCTTTGTATGATTACGGATGTGATGGTTGGGATGATGCTTACATAGAAGAATATGTTGAGGAAGATATACCAGAAGTTTGGGAAAATGATGAGGAAGATGTTGAATCAATATTCCTCTTGGAAGAGCCAGAGGTTTTTGAAGTAATTGAAATAGAACCTTTAGAAGATTTTACATTAATGGCTACTGTATTTGAAGAAGCTATACCAGAGATGGAAGATTTATTCCAAGAGATGAGTCAAGAGGAATTAATAGAAGAACTTGAAGCAGAACTAGAAGAATTTTTTGAACCTCTACCAGAACCTACGGAAGAAATGCTGGAAGAGCCTATTGAGGAACTAGATGAGCCAGAGCCAGAAGAAGACACCTTACAAGAAGAACAAACAGAAGAAGAGCAGGAACAAGAAGAAGTAATTGAAGAAGAATCAGAAGAGGAAGAGACTGAAGAAGTTGAGGAAGAAGTTGAGGAGGAAAGAGAAGAGCCTGAACCAGAGCCTGAAGTAGAAGCTGTAAAAGAAGAGCCTAAAGTAGTAGAGAAGAAAAAGAAGGCTAGTAAGCGAGATAAGATGAGAGAGATTATTAGTAATAAACTCCAGAGTCTTGCGATAGAAATGGGTGAGGCTGCTTCACTTGAAGAACAACAGAAACTACAAAGTCTAATACTTGCTCTCTTAAACTTCAATGCTGGGTTCAATAGTTATAATACACAGATGTTAATTGATGGTGAGTTCTATACAGATGAAGGTATCTACTTAGATAAAGACATACCAGACAACCAGAGAGGACTTAGGAATGGATTGGCTAATGAAATATTACATAAAAAATTAGTGGACTTACAATGGCAGAAGTAGAATATGGTGGATTGAAGGTAGGTGGAAGTAAACTTCTATTAATAATTCCTCTACTTAGTATGCTTGGTGGTGGTGCTTGGGCAGGATTTGAATTATACAATGAGTTCAGAGTTCTTAAAGCTACTGTAATGGAATACCAACCACCAGATATAAGTGGTATAGAACAGAACATAGCAGTCATAGAAGAAACATTAGTAAGTGTAAGTGAGTCAGTAGAACAAGCTAAAGATTATACGAGAACAATTAAGAATGATTTAAAGGATGACTTAGCTAGACAAGAAGCACTTATGGAAAGATTGGAAGATAAGGTTAATGCTTCTCAAGATGAGATAGATGAAACTATTGATGTTGCTGGAGAGAGATTTGATGCAAGGAGAGATGCCTTGTATACAGATACAGATAGAAAGATTAAAGAACTAGAGAATAGGCTTGGTGATAAATTGCAAAGAGCCTTAGATAACCCACTAGCAAATTAAGGATATTATGGAAGAGAGAATTATTAGAGTGGAAACAACATTAGACAAACATAGTACACAAATAAACAAACTGTTTAGTCGTATTGAAGATACTAATAAAGCCATTCAAAAAATTAATAATAGTATGTTGCAGATTAAATGGAGTGTCTATGGTGCTATTGGTTTCTATATTGTTACTCAGATTGGAATTATTGAAGCATTAAAGGTGGTAGTATGATAGCATTTTTAACCAATGTAGCACCAATAATGTTAGGATTTATTGGTAAGTTGTTTGCTCTAAAGAGTCAAGCAGCAGCAGAGAATCAAAAGCTAATGGTACAATCACTACAAGTTCGTAATGATTCTATTAATATGGCTAGAGATAGGGCAGACAAAGAGAGTCCTATGGCTGCACTTAATAGAAGAGTAATTATATTTGTAATATTAGCGTTAGTTATATTTACACAAGTAGCACCTGTATGGTTTGATGTACCTACTGTCATACCTACAGTAATAAAAGGCACAAGTATATTAGGATTGCAATTAACACCCGATGTGATAGAATATGTAACTGTAGAAGGGATGTTGAAGTTTGATGAAATATTCAAATGGGCAACAATGATAATCGAATTCTACTTTGGAGCACAACTAGCAAAAGGTAGGTAATAAATGAAAAGGGCGATTGTTATACCCGACCAGCATTTTCCGATACATGATGAGAGTGCAGTCAAAGTTGTATTGAAGGCGATAGATTTTGTAAAACCAGAGATATTTATTAATCTGGGTGATGTTGGAGAGTGGACTTCTGTGTCTGGACATAGATACAAAAGACGAAAACGACCACCACTAGAGTACCAACTACCAGAAATAGATAAAGAAATTAAAGCAGTTAACAAACAGATTGACAGGTTTGATAAGGCATTAGATAAAGTTAAGTGTAATACTCGACATATTCTTGCTGGTAATCACGATGAATGGCTAGATGCGTTTGTAGAAGAGAATCCATATCTTGACCAGTACACATTTAGAAATGCGTGTAAGTGGGATGAGAGGGGATATGAGTATCGTAGGTACAATGAAGTTTTAACCATTGGTAAGTTGTCTTTTATACATGGTGCTTACTGTGGTGTAAACCATGCTAAGAAACATTTAGATGCTTATGGTACAAATATTATGTATGGGCATGTACACGATGTAGCTAGATACTCAGCTACTAGATTGTTAGATGGAAACATTAGTTCGTGGGCGATGGGTTGTTTAAAAGATATGTCGGCAGAAAACAACACATGGCTAAAGGGCAGATTACATAATTGGAATCACGCTTTTGGAATTATAACCTTTTTTGACAATGGTAATTTTCAAGTAGAAGTGGTTGATATTGTAGAAGGTCGAGGTTCAATATGGGGAAAAATAATTAAAGGATAAGATATGACATTTAGAGAATTAATTAATCAAGTATTAATAAGACTAAGAGAAGATACAATATCTTCTGATTGGTCTGGCAATATTAATGATAGTGCTGATGTATCTGCTTATCATAAAACAATAGGTGCGTTAGTTAATGATGCTAAAAGAAGTATAGAGGGATATCACGATTGGTTAAATCTTAGAGAGGCAGTTGATATATCTACAGTTAATGGAACTAAAAACTATAACTTATCATCTGGTCAAGAGATTAAGATTGTAGATGCAACAAACAACACTACAGGGATGCACTTACGACAGGTAAGTAAGGTGTACATTAACACAGTAATGTACCCTACAGACACTACTGGCGACCCCCTATATTATGGTTTTAATGGTAGTGATGCTTCTAATAATTTAAAAGTAGATTTATCACCTATTCCAACAAAGGCTGAAACTATTACATTTGATATTATTAAATATCAAGATGATTTAGAAACTGCTACTACAGTATTAAAAGTTCCATCTAAGCCAGTTATACTTGCTGCATGGGCTAGAGCAATAGCAGAGAGAGGTGAAGATGGTGGTACACAATCTAGTATAATGGCTCAAGAATCTAGTGAGGCTCTTAAACAAGCTATTATGTTAGATAGTGGAAACACTCAATATGAAACGGATTGGTTTGTAAATGAAAACCACAGTCATCAATATTCTAATTCTTCAACTAATTTTAGATAATGGCTAAACCTTTAACATATCAACCTTTAGCAGATTTAGGAATTAATGGATTAAATACACAAGATAATCCAGCAACACTAGACCCATCTTGGTTGACCTCTGCTGATAATGTGGTACTTAGAGAGTCTGGTCGTATTGCTTTTAGAAAGGGATTAAAACAGAAAGTAGCCCCTAGTGGAACAGCAATAGGTTCTATTGTAGAACATAACGACCAAGGAACTAATAAGATATTTGCTAGTTATGGTACATCTATTTATACAGTAGATTTTACATCACCTGCTAGTGCATTTCCTAGTAGTGGTGCTGATGTTAAACATACTGTAGGAAGTTCAACAGGTGCTTGGCAATTTATAAACTTTAATAATAGATTAACTTGTATACATGAAGATATAGTGCCACAAAGATATGATGGTTCTTTGACTGCTGGTTCTATGTGGGCAGCTTTTGATAACGCACATAGACCATCTAGTGTTACATCAAGTCAATTTAAACCTAGTTGTGGCATGGGATTCTATGGTCGTATGTGGGTAGGGGGAGTAGCAGAATCAAAAGATGTTATATATTACTCAAGTTTATTAGATGCTGATGATTTTAGAACAACAGCAGAGAATGGTGCTTCTAATGGTGGTTCAATAGATTTAAAATCTGTATGGGGTGATGATGATATTGTAGCTATAGCACCCTTTTATGGTAAGTTAGTTATATTTGGAAAAGAAAATATTGCAATATATAATAGCCCAAACATTATAGGAAGCATAGCACTTGAT